AATCTCTTGATCGATTTCTGCAGTAATCTCTTGAGCTAATGCTGCCATGATTTCTGCTTCTACGTCGATACCGTGCATTGCTTGTGCATCTTGAGCTGCTTCAAAAGTCCAACGTGCTTGTAGCTTACGTGTCTTTGCTTGTACAGCTTGCTTTAAGATTTGAACAGAAATATTTCTTCCGCCTAATCCTTCCATAGCTGCTGTTGCACTTCCACCGTATCCAGTTGCGGCTGATGCTGCACCTGTTCCGTTAGCACCTGAATATGCAGTTGCAATTTTGAATGGTGATAATGCTTCATCGCCAGCTGCTGTTGGAGTAGCGGCTGCTGAAGTATCTGCCATTGCTGTTGCATAACGTACTCTTAATGTATGGATTTGACCAACTGGTCCAGTCATTGGCTGAACACCAACTAATTCGTTGGCTATAACTGTTGGCATTACACGTCTGATAACAGGTAAAATAACTCTGTTAAGAGTAGCAATGTTACCTGATGCAGTTGAGCCCGCTGTTGCGTTCTCAGCTAAGTGTTTGCGAGTGTTTTCTAAGATAACACCCATTGTTGAGCGACGAGCACCTTGTAATCCTTCTAGGAGGGCTTCTTTGGTCTCACCCCAACGGCTTTCTAGTAGTTCTTGTGACATTAAATGTCTCCTATTTTAGTTTAAAGCCCTGCTAGGCGTTTCAAGGCAATGACGATTGAATCGTCAGTTGCTTTATCGACAACCTTTGCAGTTTTATTACCAGTTTGTTCAGTTAAACTTGCAGCCTTTTTAGTTGCTCTAGTTTCGCTCAACACTGCTGGCAAATATTTTTCAAAAGCGTTCTTCAATCGAGATGTCTGAACGTTTTCAAGTAAGTTAGTCATAATTTCTCTCTTCTCATCATTGAGAGGAGATAGAAGCTCGTCCAATGTAGCATCACGCTCATTGGCTTCTTTTATAACTTTGATTTCGTTATTTTTGCTTTCAACAAGTGCTTTCGCCTTGTCTTTAACAGCAATGGCTTCTGCCAACTGTTTATCCTTTTCAGCAACAATTGCATTAAGTTTACGTACTTCCTCATTTTCGTTTAAATGTGTAGCACCAAACTCAGTTGCATATGCTTCGAAGATTCGACGACCAAAATTGTTCTCACGAGCAGTTTTGATGTCTTCTTTAAGTTGACCCATTTCAGCCTTAAGATGCGTAGATACAGTTGAAGCCATCTTCTTAGCAGATTCTTTTATGAACTTGCTCTTTAGATTATCAAGTTTATTGCGTGCTTGTGAAACAAGTCTAACCTTAGTTTCCACTAAGTCTTTCTTGTCAGCAGCAAATTCCTTGATTTCTTCAGCTAAAGCACCAACAACAAATTTTTCTAATTTTTCAAAACCTGTTTTTGTTACTTTACGATCAGTGCGAAGTTCTTTTAACTCTTCTGAAAGTTGTTTTACTAAAAAGCCGTTAAACTTATCAGCATTTTCTTTCATCTTGTTATGAAACTTAACACGATCTTCAGCTAATGCTTTCTTCTCTTCGTTAAGAGCTGATATTTCATTAGCTAAGCCTTCTGTAACCATTTTATCTAGGGCTTCTACCATCACAGTTTTGTCATGCTCATAGCGTTGTGCAAACTCCTCACGAAGTTCAGCACGCACTGTCTCTTTGGCCTCTACCATTTTTGCTTCCCATTGTTCAGCAATAGCAGTACGAGTGTCCTCATTGACGAGATCGCTATCTAGTAGTGGTTTAATAGCATCTAACATGCGATTCTCCTAAATTTTTAGGTCTCTGATAAGACGAGTTACCTCATCTTTCAGGTACTTTTGTATTTTGCCGTCCTTGCCAGATTCTCTAGCCATTTCTAAAATATGATGCCCATGTTTCATGTTCATCAGTCCTTCATAAATTGCTTTTGGATACGCATTAGGCGCACTGGGTTGGGCGACCACGTCTACAGTGACAATTTCAAAGTCACTGACACGTCCGTTATGTGGATCAACATTACCTGATCCACGACTCGAAACACCCAATCTCACGCCGGATTGCAACATAGTTTTAACTAGTTGCCCCATTGGAGTTGGGAGAATTTTTAGTTTTCCAAAACCATTTGGACCGTCCATCCACATACTTTCAATCATATGACATACACGGTCTAAATTAATTTTAAGGTCATCTGGATGATCTACTTCGCCAAGAACACTATTACCTTCTTTGATTTGCTCGTTAAGAGTATCAACTGCTTGCTTTATTTCACTCACAGGATAAACACGCTCATTGGCATTTTTTACGTCACCTTGTATGCAGATGCCTTCCATATAGAGATCCTTACCGTCTTTGCCTTCAACAAGTTGAATTTTTGCTGCTTCGAAAGTAAGGTTTTCTCTAAGATATAGCTGTCCCATATACTCGGTTCCTAAGCTAGATTAGTCTATAACACTTTTGGTGTTAACACCAGATGCTTGTGCTAATTCAGGCTTTGGAGCTGGCTTTACATCTGGCTTTGTGGTTCCGTCCATGTCACCATATTTTGGTGTTGCACGTCCTTGTGCGCCTTTGTTGCCTGCATCAATGTTTACTGGTTTTGCATCCATTCCTTTTTGACCTGAGTTTGCAGCTACTGGACTTTTACTAGCTGGTGATGTTGTAACTGGCTTAGGAGCTGCAACTAATTCTACACCTTCTTCTAAACCTTCTACTTCAACATTAACATCGATTGGCTCGTCCATTTCGTCTTCCATGTCATCAATCTCGTCCTGCTCCATGTCAGTATCGCTATCAATGTCTGAAATCTCGTCTTGCTCGCCTTCAATGTCGTCTGTGTTATCGTCAACCTGTGCCATTAGCTCTTCG